GGTAGACCCAAAGTCAAAAGGAGTTTGTACAGATACATCTGCCATGTTTTCATAATAAGAATCGTCAGTGTTGTTTTTAAATTTTAGAAAAAAAGAATAATACGCCCAAGAGCCTTCGGCAATGTATGGACGAGAAGCACCAGCAATATCTGTGTAGGACTCATAGTAAGTGCCCTCTCCTGCAATAATACGGACAACCTCAAAACCATCAGCAGGTGTTACGGGTTCACCATCTCCAGATGCTCTAATCAAAAGTTCTACTGGTTCAAACTTTGCTGTTGTGACAGTGTCTGTTAAAGCAACATCTAAACGCCAGTTGAGTTCGATTTCTCCTCTTTTAAACACATCTGCAGAAAAAGTTGAGTTTAGATATTCCTGAGGTACGGGTTCAAAGTAACCGTCAGATCGAAGCGCACTGTCAAATAATGCAGTACCACTACCTGCTGGAGTAGTAGAGTCTTGTACTAAGTTTGTACGACGAAGAGCCGAACCACCATTGTCATCTTTACGAATCTTAAATGAAACTAAAGCCATTAGTTGCTCCCAGTCAATCCACCAACCATGTCAAAGTTAACAGCAACCCTACTGCTGATCTTGTCAGTAAAACATGGAAGTTGCGTTGCGCTAACAGCCACATTGGCTACTGTACTTACAGTTGCTGGCGTTGAGTCATATGTTGTACTCAAGTTTGTAAGGATTACATAGTCAACCCCAATGACAGACAATGCTGCTCGATAAACTTCTCCAACGGTGACTATTTGTCCAAAAGATACTTTGTCAAAGGACAATAGGTCTCTGATTGCTTTGTCAACACCTGCTTGGACATAACTTTGCACATAGTTAGTTTTTACATAAACCTGTATACCTACATAAATAGGTGTGCACTCAATGTATCGATCAACACTTCCGTGGTTAGCGGGGTTTACTACGGAGGCAGTTACACCTAGCATTGACCTAGTAGAAAAGTACAACTCAATTGATTCTGTAATATTCAAGGGTATTTCAATGATTACCTTTGTTGTACCAGAAGTAATTGGTTCAGGTGGGTAACTGCTTTGGTAAGGGACTGGGTAAAGAGTCACATTTGGTGCTGAATACACCGCTGTTGCTTTACTTACTGAAGGAACTTGTAGGGTCAAATCTTTGTAATCTTGTAGTGATACGGCTCTGTCTTGCGTTCGGTATAGTCGAGCCACATTTGTCTTAATTGAATCAATTGATTCGGGGTTAGCACCACCACTGAATGCCCCAGACGATACAACACTTATATAAGTTGATTGTGGTGATGAAGTTACAAACTTAATACCATTTGCTGGAATATTGCCGTTTGATCCGTCAGTTGTCCTATAGGACGCAGTGATGCTTGCGTTAGTTGTTGGGACAGTTCCGTTAAATCCATTACCAAATATAATTTGTGTGTATCCAGAAGAAGTACTACGGGCAGTAAAAACTTTATCTGAATAATGAGCAGATGACATTTGAGGTACATATGTGTATTCAACTGCTGAAGGAACCCCACTAACAAGTGGTCCTTCATAGACAGATATAGTAATACTTTCAACATCTACATTGGTTTTTAACAAAGAAAACTTTTGGTTAGTAAAGCCAGCGCTAACACCAATAAGTTCATTAAAAATAAGAGAGCCTTGAACAACTGCTCCTGTTGATTGGTTTGTCGTAGTTAGATCTAGTGCAAGTGAATCATTTGCAAGATAGAAGTTATATTCATTTCTATCAGCGTCGTAACCTTTAAAGGTTGTGTATTGAGGCACTGTATAAGAGGTTGCACCAGAAGGTAGCGAGTTTAATTTAACAGTGACCTGCCCACGAGCAGCACGGGCTGATGCAGGTATGTAGTCCAACAAGTTTGCAATTGCCTGAATAGACTCACGCTGTGTGGCTGTTTCTAGAAAAGTCTCTCCTGCTGCACGATCAACATAAAAATGAAGGATATCCCCCATGTATGCCCAAAGATCAACAAAAACATTTGCAAACTCTGATGAGTCAGTGCCATTCCACTCAGGGATAGTTTTTTCGGCACGGGCTAACAAGTCTTGTCTAATTGATAAGAAGTCCCTGCTGGTGTAATCAAATGTAGCCATAATTAAAAAGCGCTTTCTTCGGTTAAGATATTTTTACTGTTAACTGTTGCTACATAGGTAGCAGTTCCTAATCCTGGGACAGAGTACACCACAGAGACAGACAGTGTTGATTCCCCACTGCTCTGGGTGGTGTTCCCTTCTCGGATCCTGATGTCATTGATGGTAGCGGCACTAACATTTTCGTTAATTGCGCTTAAAGCATCTACACGGTAATCAGCAAAGACCAGTGGGTCTAACGGTTCAAATAAAAGGTTACTAATTCCAGCACCATAACCTGGGCGCATGACACGCTCATACCCTCTGGTGGCTAATACATCAGCAATGCGCTGTCGGGCAATTACCCCGATATCAGTTGTGTCGGCAACCTTACCGTTATCAAAACGGAAGGGTATACTAATTGATTTCATAATGTACCATTCTACAGGTGTCTTTATGCGTACACATGGATCATCTCTCTCCCAGTTACCCACCTGTTGGCTTTCAGTACTGGTTCGGTTAATTCAGGCATAGGCGAGGCTATTACTTGGCTATCAATAATACCAATATCGTTTGAATCCTTAGCCAAGGTTAAGTAAGACATGGAAATTCCACGGGATATCTCGTGTCGAACCGACTGCACAATCCACAAGCCGTCTAGCCCAGAGTCGTAACGGTCAATCTTTACAGACATCCCAGGCTGAATAGCGGGATCTCCAACTATATCTACATGAGCAATATAAGGCAATTTGTCCCTACTGCGTCCTTGTAGTAATGCCTCTGCCATTTCTACTGAACTAGCATTACCAGAGATCTCATCTTTAAATATAGATTCAACTGTCTGACCATACCCAGTAGAGGCACTGTAAGAAGTGCTAACAATCTGATTACCAACTAATGAGTGGATGGTTTCGCTGGTTCGTGCTGAGGTCGATGTTACTGCTCCAACTACACCATGGAATTTAAGTATTTGACCAGGGGAAGAACTTAGGTTTCCTTTATTACCAGACATTGCATATAATGTTGTTGAACCTGTGCGATTAAATGCCGCAAATGGGTCCCATATGTCAATGTGTACACCACGCATGAGTATTTGGTATCCCAAGTAGTTTGCGGCATAGGTTAATAATTCCCAGTCAGACTTTCCAGATTGTACCAAGCGTGGGAATACATAGTTGTTTTGTGGAACTGACAAAGTCAGTGAGTAATCTTTTGCAATCTCTGTAGCAATTTGTGCAAGTGTCTTAGACTCCCATGATCGATTCTTTCGACTACGCATTGGGTAGGAAGAACCTAGGCAATGAATTCGTGTTATCTGAAAAGGGCTGTTATCAATAAGACCATTTTTATTTACCGATTCTGGCTCTAAGTAAGTTATATACCCAAAGAAAGAGTACTCCCTAATTTGTCCAACACTTACTTTTATTGAAATAGGGACATCAATAAAATCAGTTAAGTTTTGTGGAGGTATTCCACCAACTTCCAAGATAGCAAGGTTGTGCATATTTTCTTGCAACTCAATGTTAACTCTCTTGACAGATGCATAGTCAAGGTACATTCCATTAACTATTACCTGAAACTGGATTTCAAGAGGAGACGAACCAGAGGTAATCATCGTGGTATACGGATGTTTGTTCCTACAGGAATGTAATCAGGGAAAGCAACTTGTGGATTAATGTCTGCAATTTTCCAATAGAACAAAGGGGAGCCTAAGTATCTAGCGGCCAAATTCTCAAAGGTATCACCAGACCTAGCACGGTGGGACATATAACTAGGCATTGTTGTGGGTTTACGGGTTGCCACAACCACAATGTTCCCATTGCGTTCTTCTGTAGTTGCTGTGTATCGAGAAAGTACTTGTATCATTGGTCCTGATTTTTGTTTATATTGTCAGCAATTATTTGCTTCACTTCTGCAAACTCTGTGCCATAATCAATAATTTTAAGGTTTAACACTGGTGCTGTATAGAGTGCTGGTTTTGCCTCTACATCAACACCTGTATCCCCTGCCCCTACAACTTCAATTCGATATCTAAATGAGATATACACTTTAGGAATTACTGCTTGTTTTTCCTTTGCCAGCCTATTGGAAAGGTCAGTAGAGTTAAGTGCAAGACCACCATCAGTAGTTTTTTCTAGTGGTATGTCAAATGAACCATCTAAAGTTAATGGGTACTCTGTCCAAGTTTTTGAAGAAAAAGTATAAGAAGTAGTATTAGTACTGTTTAAATAAACTTCCATAGTTATTCTAAGTCTTACATTTTTAAGTTCTTTATTTTGTTCTTGTTTTTTATATTCTTCAGTTCTGTCTGAATCAATTAAAACTCTAAAACCTTCTTGACTTAAACCATACTGTGCTTGGTTAAACCTTGTACTTTGGAAGTTTACTTGTTTTAATGACGCAGTTAGTTTTTTAGAAACTTCTTCATCTTTGGTAACTTGTGCTTTTGTGTCTTGGGCACCTTGTATAAGGTTGTCATACAGAAATGTATTCTTTTTTGCAAAACCAATGTATAAGGCGTACATGCTGATGTTAACGGTGCACTGTGTAGGGACCATATTTTGACTAAACTTAGTAAAATTTACATCAATCCCTGTGGCAATACCTTCTACCATAAAAAGACTTGAAAACATAACACGGAAGGGCAAAGGGTTTAGAAAAGCAGAGTTTCCAATGTTTACATTAAACTTTTTTGTAAGTTCAGTATTGTCTAAATCTTCTTCTGTGTAGGTAGGTACATATGTTTTGCGAGCCTCCTCTTCTTTTTTGTCGTCAGGTATATCAGAAAGAGCCTTTTCTTCAGCAGCCATTTGTTGGGTAACAAAATTTGTTTGCCGTTTAGCCAGTGAATCAATTAAGTCTGATGAAATTCCTTGACCAGTAATGGTGTCTAAAACTAAAAGATCTGCAAGAACACCTACTTGTGAAACAAGCGCTGGTGTCCCATTAGGTAATTCAATAGAATCAACTGTTGGGTTTAACCCTTGGTTAACTTCTGCTTCTCGGTTAAACAACAAACTAAAACCAAATGTTGATACACCTGGAACTGGTTGCATAAGTTGCTCAGGACTTTGCAATAAAGGAAGCATTGCCCCAGGTGTTTGTGATACTGAGCGTTGAATAGCCTGTGGGTTAAACTGAAAAAATAGTCTGCGGTTTTTAGCGTTTATATCAACATTGGGATCAGTAATAAGGCTTCTCATGTAGCCTCGTTGTATTTTTTGTGATGTACTTGGATTAACACCATCTACATAATGTGTTTTATTTTTTGGCCAAGCAAAAGGCGGATTGTCTTCTGGTTTACGGTCAAGGTTACTTGGTTCATTATCTAATATCCCAAAAAATTGGTCTGTTGCATAAGATTGCCCAGCCTTTTGTTTTGAATTTTTGGTGGCGGCTAAACCAGCGGCTACAGCGGCTGCAACATACTCTGGTGTGTACTTGTCATCGGGGCTTCCCTTGATACCCATTATGAGGTTCTCATCATTTTCAATTTAACTTCCTGTTCAAGTAGAGCGCCAACTTCCCGTGCGATTCGTCGCAAGTCAGTTGTCATATCTTGCGACCCATTTAAGTAAATATTTGGAGAGATAGTAATGGTGTTGCTATCTGATTGCTGTCCTCCTGTGTAGTTTGTTTGTGCAGGAGAAGGCTGCTGTGGTGTCATTCCTTGTGACAAACTTGGGTGGTAATCAACAGGGTCACCACCTTTTACTGTTGCCATTGCACCTGCACTCAAGGAAGATATTTTGTCCGTGCCTGTGATAATAGAGCCTTCAGATTTAAGTCCTCCTTTTTCAATGTACGATATAATTGAAGCAGCGGCTCCACCGACAGACGATAAGTTAGATGACCCACTTATTTTAGAAGTGGAACCTTTGAGTGAGGATTTTCCTACGCTTGCAACTGAAGCAGAACCTTTTGATGTACTACCAGCACTAGAAGTCCCTGATGCACCACTTAGCATGGTGCCCATTGTTCCCGCTGGTTGGACATGGAATGGTTCGTCACTTTGGGCACCCTTACGGGTACCGCCGTTGTCCAAACCAAATCGGGCAGAGTTTGCACGCACCCATTCAGGGTCACCAGCCACATCAGCCGCAAGACCTACTTGGTGGTAAGACTGACCTGGAGGAGCCATGGGAACTTCCCCAGGTTTAATTTTCCACAAAACGCCATTCCAGATACGGTCGCTTTCCCCTTTTTCAGACAAAGGGGAATCAGTCTTGACATATCGTTGTCTAAATGATCGTTCTTGTTGTTCTTCACTTCGAACTGCATCACCAATAACAAGTTCTGGTTTTTCTTCAAGCATCTTCCTAAGAGGTATAGCAAGTTTTGGTTGTAAAGTTGCTAACTTTCTTTCGTTCTCTTTGCTTAGTTTTACATTTGTATCTTGCGCCGCAGCACTTGTTGGCGGAGAAGGGATTGTCTTCCCAGCGCTATCCACAGCGTCACCACCAGGAATAGGAGCAAACTCAGTAGCAGCGTTTATTGCTGTAATTGCTGCTTGCTGTCCAACATTCTGTACATAATTAACACCGTATTTTGCAACATTAGTAACTGGGTGCCCTTTGGTTCCTATGTATGCGCTAACCGCTCCAGACAATGCATTTTCAAATGCTCCCAGCATCTGTGTGCTTAGACGAAGATTTTTCTCAAATTGTGAAAGAGCACCTGTTTGTTTGTCGTAAAACCGTTCTTCACGCTTTAGTCTTTCACCAGTTGTTTTTTCATGTTGTACAGCATAGGTACCTTCAATACCCATTGTTTCTCTGTCTGCTTCAACTGATGGGTCATACATAACATTTTTATTGCCACTCTTTTTTTGAAAAGAGTTATTCTGCATGGCATATTGAATAACCATGTCCTGCATATCCTGTGGGACACCCATTGCATTTAGACGCTGGCGGGTATTAGATCCTTGTTGAAGAGCACCTTTGAGAGCCTCAGGGTTAGTCAATCCAGTGCGACGAACAATGTCTTGAATGGACTGCATACCTGAGCGTTGTTTCCCCCCCATCCCGTACATCCCAGTGCCACCCATCATGAACATTTTGTTTGCTACATCTGGAGAACCCATGGTGGTAAGCATCTTTGTGATGTCACCAGAACCATAAGAGAAACCAGATACGGCACGAAGGGACTCTACAGTAGAAGCATTTTTAGCAGCAGATAATCCTGTGCTTGCTTGCATCCCCAACAAATCATTGATGGCGGTACCACCACCGAGTAGGTAATGGCTGGTAAGTGGCATACGCATTTGCCCACGAACTTGCTTGTTTGACATTCCATACATTTGTTGTAGTTGTACGGACATTCTGTCGGCTTGCAAAGAATATTGGGCACCTGACTCCACACGGCTATTTAAGGCGCTTGCAAAATCTGAGATGGGCTTTTGGACAGCATTGACAAGACCCATAACATCTTGTCCAAGAGAGTCACCTTTAGTACCAGGTACACCAGATCCACCACCCATTTTATTGAGCATTGGGGACCTGCTAGATGAGGACATTGTCGCACCCATTCTACCTGGGATGCTCCCAAGGGAAGATGCCATTGAAGAACTTACAGAGCCGCCACCTGCACCACCAGAAACACCAACCCCACCTAAAGCGCCACCCATTGCCTTAGCAGCACCCGAAGCAGCGTTCTTTAGTTTGTCATAAGCACCAGTAATTTTATTGATGCCAGAAATCAATTTGTCGACAGCACGGTCATCAAGACCTAAAGTAGTACGACCACCAACGCTGGACTTCATTACACCTGCGTGATCAATTGGGTTTTCTTCTGCCATGATTTATTTCTTAGTTATTGCGCCACTTTGCCATACCAAACCAGTAGGCACGCTGACGCACGGACATTGACTTTAGGTCGTTAAGACCAAAACCTCTGTACGAAGAGGCAATCTTTTCATATTCCCAATAGATTAGTTTCAGATTAACTGAATAAAAGTGAGACCCAATCGAGAACCACTGTTAAATTTTCATCACAGTGGGCACATTGAGTCTCCACCTCCCCCATGCGGGGACCTGGTTGTACCGAGGTGATTTCCTTTAAGATCTTTTTACGATCTGCTACATTTAGTTTTTTTGCCCAAGATTCACGAGAGGAAGGCGTGCCCTCATCAGTACATAAGCACCGAGCAAGGATAAGGGTATTTTGTTCTGCAACAGTCTTACCCTTTTTTGATGCGTAACGACTGTCACCAGTTGTAGGCAAATTAAAAGGTAATGTAGTTCCGTCTTTTAACTTGATAAGGAAAGGAATGGTCAAATCCTTATCAACTTTTTCCATTTTAAAATCTTCGTCTAAGTCAATTACGACATCGTTGCTTCCATTACAACTGCCACAACTGAGTTGAACTTCACGGCTTTTACCGTAGGTAGCCCGCACAATTGCTAAAAACAAAACATCTCTATCACCAATAAGTAACTTATCAATGATGTCTTTGTTCTTATTTACTTCTTGTGAACCAATGGATACGACTGCTCGTTGTAGTAGATGAACCAAATACTCACCGTAAGTGATGTCTTCCTTTGAATCAAATGTGGCAAGGGCTTCTTCATCTTCCCCTGTCAGTTCTCTTACAATGGCTGTGGATTCCCACTCTTCAGACTCTGTATTAAATACCCCCCGTAGCAACTGGACATCAGTTGCTGGAGGGTAGTCAATGTACGGTGGTGGATCTGTGATTGCGGTATTGGCGCTTTGTGCAAGCGAAGACAAGTTATCTGACATTTAGTATTCCTTTAATTAGGTATTACCAGATAAGGCTGTAGTTAGCGGCATCTGTTGCGTTGAATGCTAACACAAACCCCTCATGGTGAACGGTTAGTTCTTGAACCATGATTCCGCTGTCACCAGCACTCAAGCCACCAAGGCTGAATACTCCAGGCCAGCAGTTGAACAACTTCATCATAAGGCGCTTGTTTCCAGCATTGTTTCCACCAACAGCAATACCATCTCCACCTGAATAGGTGTAGGTGTTGCTTGTGGTTGGGTGGTCAAACACTGTAACAGTGATGTCACAGCGGTAGTCTTGACCAGCGGTTGTTCCCTTACTTCCGTTAGGTACTCCACCTTCCCATGAATGGATGAACTGTTGCCACTTCCAAAGTTCGTCACCTTCAGCGAAGACTCCACGAACAAAGGACACGGCGCTAAAGTCTGACAGACCAACCATTTTATGAGTGTGGGTGTTCATGCCACCTTCACGATAGGCAAGCATGTCGTTAGTAACACTAAGACCACTCATTGTTGTAAACCCAAGTTTATTCAACTTAGGGGAAAGTGCTGCTAGTGCACTATTTGTTGGTTCGATTTCTACTTGAAACTTAAAGTTACGAAGTGGATCGGTGCGTTGTGCTCTTGACATTTTTACTCCTTAAACCGTTTCTACGGTGGTGTTGGATCCGCCAGAGAACTGGCTGATATTAATAACAATAAATTCAGCAGGTGCTTGTAAAGCCACACCTACCTCGATATGAAGTTCTCCATTTTGTATTGCATAGTCAGGGTTGTTTGTAGCGTTACAAATTACATAGAAAGATTCAAGGGAATTGCGTCCTTTGAGTGCTCCAGCGGACCATAGGTCTGAAAGGAATCGTGAGATGCGGCTATTCAACTGTGCCCATGTACGCTCACCATTTGGTTCAAACAAGGATGTTTCAGCGATTGCTTCAACATTTGCTTTCACGAAGTTAAGTGTGCGTCGAACAGGTACATACTTTGTAATGTCTGTCTTCTTCAATGTGCGTGAACCATTGATAATTACACCACCACCAGGAATGTTCTTCATGGTGTTGATATGTGCATCATACAAAAGGCCAGTTTCACTATTAGTGAAATTGACCGCAAGTCCGTATGCTCCACGAACATCGTACGCATAACCAGCAGGTGCTTTTCCTACAGAACGATCTGCTTCTACACGGGTGTACAGTCCAGCAATTGCTCCACCTGGGTAAGTAGGTCGCAATGTTGCAGAACCAGCACGGGCTGGGTCTGGCATTTGAAGCATTGGGTAATACACTGCACCGTAAGATGATTTGCTGTAGGTGTTAGCCACCCCAGTGATTCCTGCGGTAAGTGTTTGGGATGGGTCTGGGTCAATGATTACAAAAGCATTTCCACGAGTTTCAGCGTATGTAAGTGCGTAGTTTACTCGTGTAGCGGTTGTCTGCCCTACAAGGTTAATCAATAATGATCCATTTACATAGTTGAGGGAATCAACAGAGGCATTCCAGTCACCATCTACAAGAGCACCGTTAGTTCCTGCAACGGCTCCGACAGTGTATGTTGCAGCAGCGATGGTGTAAACCACACCAGAAACAAGTGCTGCATCTACTTCTACAACATCAATGAAAGTTGAGTAAGAGTTGACAATTGTAGTGATGTACTGTGGGGAGTCTGGATCAAGTGATACTTCAGTCCAGCGCTCTACTTCAACGCCATTAAACAAGACGGCAAGGTTGAAAGTAAGTGGGGTACCTGTACCTGTAGCAAGACCTTCAGCAATACCGTTACGCAAACCAGTAGTAACAATTACTTTAAGACCAACTTCTGTTGTAGAAGCGGTTGCAGCAGCGTAGTTTGCCCAAGTGCCAACATTTTTTGCCTGTACCTTAAACAAGGTTGCTGATGATCCACCAGCAATAGTTCCTGTAATTGATCCAGATTTTGCTTTGACAGCAGCGGCTCCACCAGTAGTAGTGGAGTGTGTAACACGGGTTACATAAGCCGTGCGACCACCATTGGAGAAGAAATGATAAACGGCATAGCCGAGATCAGATGAGTTAGTAAGATCACCATAGAGTGTCTTATACTGACCCCAAGAGTCAATACGAGTTGGTAGTACAGGACCACGGGCGGCTGAACCAAGGAACGCTGTGGGCGTTACTTCGGTACCAGTTTGCGTGACTGTAGAGAATGGGCCTTCGGTGATATATACACCTGGGCGGGAGTATGTTGCCATTTTTGCTCCTTAGCAATAGACGGGGGTTACGGGGTACTTGTAAGTGCTTTGATTGTTGGGATAATGCTTGTGATTTGATGTAGACCAAACATGTTTGATGATGGTATTTCAGCAGTCATTTGAAGAGTATAAATCTTGCGAAAAATACGCTTACGGTATCCAGACTCAGAGTCTAGAAGGTCCGCCGTTGTCCAATCTAAAAGATCAAGACGACGAGTTGTGCCATCCTCTGGGATATCAATATATCCTTTTCGGAATGGAACAATTGTACTCAACATTTGACTGCTAAGTTGGCGATCATGTAGGGCACTACGAGTAAAGGTAGAAACTTGATACAAAAGGTCTACTGGGACAAACTCACCGCTGGTAATAAACTCAATATTAGTAGTACCAGTGACGGTGTTCATGTTTGAGATACGGCTGGGCCAGTATTCCAATTCATTGGGTCTTCCAATGAACCTATCTCGTTGAGGAATTCCTGCCTTGGCGTAAGTCAACTCTACTTCTGAATGTTGACGGTTCTTAGCGTGTACTAAGTCGATCATTTCAATAGTCAAGAAAGGGTAAGACCTTTCAGTCTCTGCCTCTGGGTAGCGGTAGAAAACTTGCACTGGACGAGAACCATTACGGTCATCTGAAACAGACAATGTGGCAAACCGTGCTTTAAGGGCAGCATCTTCAGCAAGGAGGAATCCAGGATTAGGCATTATCCCCCGACAGTTTCTTAGATAGTAAAGAAGTTAATTCTCTTTTAAGATCTTGGGTGCGCTTAAAAGCAGTGGATCGAAGAAGTCCTGTAGCAAAAATTTGTTGAGTTGGATCACCATACTCAAGGGTGCTTACTTCGTTTGTAGGATTATTTACGCTGTATTCAACATGACCATCGACTAACCCAACCTTAGCCTCGTCTGACAGGTGTGCCCAGTCTGGGTGATTTGACATAGTATTTGAAAGGTGTGACTGCTCTTTTTCAAGAAGTTCTTTAACGGAGGCAATTACGGCTTTTGGATAAGCCTCTAAGAGGTCCTCGAAGAACCAAGCAGTTGGGAACTCTCCACGGATAATGCTATTAGAGTTCGTGGAT